GGATTTTCTAATACTTGTGGTTTATCTATAGTGCAAAATAATCGTACGATTCTGTCTACTTCGGGACCAAAGGTCTCCAATATCTTTTCGCTGGTAAAAGGTAAACAGGCCGTTTTGTAGTAGTTCGTACTATATACTGAATGAAGCCCGCCAGCAAGTGCTAATATATCATTCATGCCTACTGACTTAATAATGTGGAATGTTCTAAGTAGATGATCATAGAGAGTCCCTGTCTTATGCGGTAACTTATCAGCCCCTATTTCTTTTAGGAACGAAGCTAACAAGGTTTCACTATCGTATAACGCCTTCGGATCGATGGTAACTTTGAACATCAATGTTGTACGCGCTTTTGGGCAGATACGGCTTACAGCTCTGGCACAATGATACATAGTGCCTGGGAACACGACGACACGTCCATATTTTGGCAGAACAGCTTTCGTGATCTCTGTTTGCTCTTTATTATAAAATGTAGTCTCTCCACCCCAATTAGCTTCCCATGATTCATTCATATAAACAATCACGGTTTGGTCTTGCTCACGTCTTGAATCTAAATGGATATAGCCTTCTGTACCAAAAGTCTGTCTATTTGAGTAACATCTTGTTAGCTTGGCCTGATCCTTAAACACTTCCTTATTAATACTATTCCACAGTTCTTTGAAGCCTTTTGGTAATCTGTCAGATACATCAGTAGGATTGTTGGCTACTGTTTTAGTAATGTCTACATTCCAATGACCATAGGGAACTTCTTTACTTGATTGCCATCCGTATGACCAGTTGGATTTATCTAGAAATAAGTTACACTCCGTTAACTTGGCCTTTGGGATTATATTATCTTTAATCGTTATCATTAGCTATTCCGTGTCGTTGATTCCATCTCATTTCTTCCCACCACCATATTCTTCTAAATCTTTTAAAACTGCGTCTTGCTTTAGGGTCATGTCTTCTTTCTTTTACAGGTCTACAATTCCACATTACATAGCCGTTTTGATTCTTAAACCTATAAACAATCATAGATAGTTTCGTAGGTTCATAGTGATCAACTCTAGCTCCGTTAGCGTGGCATCATTCTTAATTCTGTTAGCTCTTGTAGATATAACTGTGCAATTATCTGGTGTGTATCCTTTTGAAGGATCTTTGCGATCTAATGAAGCAACATGATCATCACGTTTTTGGGCTCCATATATAATAGGTATGTTTAATAAAGGACAAATACTATTGGCATGCTCTAACAACCATTCTAAAGTAAGCGTGTGTTCTCTATTTTTTCTTTTAGCTCTTTGCTTTGAAATTGATAAAGTATCTTTAGCCCAAAGCAGCATCGGATCCTCTGAACGTTGAACTGACCTACGTGCCCTAGCATCTTTTACATGGCATGCTTTGCAAAAATGAAATAGTTTATCTATATTACTTCTAGATTTATAAAATTTTGTTGTATCTTTTTCTATGTTACAAATGTTACATACTTTAGTAGCCATATCGTCTCCTAGTAATAAGCTGCTTTTTTTCTGTATTTATATAACTCACTATCGTCAGGATCATCACTAGCTAACTTGATGAACCCACCTTGTCTAAAGCGCATTAACGCTAAAGTTGTACTATCCACTAAGTCATCATGCATACCTGATGGAAAATCATTACATTGCTCTATAACTTCTTTAGCCCATCTATGATCAGGGGCATATACTATTCCTGAGGAAAAAAGATCCGATATAGCGTTAACACGGCTGATCTTATCTTGTCCTTTACCAGGCGTAAATTCTCCAACAGGTATTCCCATTCTTCGCATCTCTTGGTAGAGTGCTGCTCCGTTTGATTTTTTTTCCACCATAAATGCATCGGGTTGCCATTCTTTATATTGTTCAAGCACCATCTTTTTTAGTTCAGGAAATTCTAAACGTTCATTAATGGCATTAAGTAATATAATACTATAGTTATTTACTTCTTCATTAAAAAATACACCCCACGTAGTAAGCGCATTATAGTCAGAACGATTGTTGGCTTCTTGTGCCGCATCTAATGACATAATTATAAATTCACATTGAGGAGGTCTTTCTTTATCCCAAATGTTCCACCACTCGCGTTTGATCAGTGCACCTTCTTCTGACACTGGATTCTGCATATACTGTGCATTCCAATATCGAACATCTAGTGAAGCTTTCTTAGATAACAATTCATCTAAAGGCCAGAAGTCAGGCCATAGTGGTTCGCCATTATCTTTAATTGCAGGAAATTCAACTACTTCCCATGGTTCTACGTCTTCATTCTTTTCCATCTGATTGAGTATCTGACCTGTAAGGTCTAGCTTACTCCATCGAGTCATTACAACGATAATCGCCCCGTTAGGCATAAGACGCTGAATAGGGCCAGACTGAAACCACTCCCAAGCAGGAAGGAATACATCAGATCTTCCCAACTTTGCGTCCTGTTCAGAATGTGGATCGTCAATAATAAACAAATCAGCGCCACGACCAGCCAAAGCGCCACCCACACCGATTGCAAAATATTCGCCATTATAATTAGTCCCCCAACGTGAAGCAGATTTACTATCCGCTTGTAAACTTACATCTGGAAAAATTTGATGATAAGGATCACTACCAACCAAGTTACGAACGCGGCGGCCAAAATTAACTGCAAGATCAGCAGTATGAGACGCCATAATAATTTTCTTATGAGGAAATTTTCCCAGAAACCAAGCAGGAGCAAGATATGATATAAGTTCAGATTTCCCATGTCGTGGCGCAATATTAACAATAACTCTTTTCTTTTTGCCATTGGCAATGTCTTCAAATATTTGCGCAAGTTTGTAGTGGTGGGGGCCAACTTTGTAACCAGGGTAAACATGTTTAACAAACTCCAAAAAATTTATTTGTCGTTCTTCTTTTTCTTTTGCTTTTTCTAATGCATCTAATTCTTGATAGAGTTCCGCTAATTGTGTCTTTGACATCTTGCCGATGTTTTCCAAAGCACGATATATGTCTTCCTCTTTAAGACCAGGTATCTGTATTGCCATATTTACTCTTTAGGTGTTTCGTCTGATAGTTCAGCGTCAAGAACTTCAAAAGATGCATCAACAGCAATACTCTGTCCTAGTATCTTAAATAGTTTACTACGAACTCCATTTTCTAAATCTTCTATATTAGTATGCTTAACGGTAATCTCAGTTTTATCTGCAAACAATCCTACATCTGATATCTTGCCTAATAATTCTAATGCTTTTAATCGATGTCTAGCATCTGTGTGTCCTGCATCTTCAATAAGTTTGTTTGTAACAAACCGTCTTAATTGTACGGCTTCATCTACAACTTGGTGGTCATAGTCTGATAACATAGCAAAGAGATGCCTAACCGTTGCGGGTTGGTTTAAAAACTTAGTCATACTTGTAGTAGATGTTTCAGATGATTCTTGAGATGTAAATGCCTTGAATATTTCTTCAGCATTCTTTTGACTATCTGGTTCTTGATTGATTTCTGCTCCACCATCTAATAAAACTTTAGCAGTAGCAGCAGCGATTTTGACTTTCTTATTGAAAGACGTGGGTTCTTCTGGATCAAAGTCGTCTGGAAGTGGTTTGTTTGGATCTGGTATTATCTTAAGGGGCATTTAAGCTCCAAAGTTGCGCGGTATCCTCGCGATTGCGTGAAGTATACCATAAGAAGTTGTAAAATCAAGCACTTAAAATAAATATATTCTTATTTTTTATCTTTGGTAGAATAGTTCCTATGGCAACTACTCTTACTCCTAAGAACTTAGCGATCCTTTATGACATGGCATGCAAACTGCCACCATTTAACTCGTTCAAAATGCCTAGATCTTGCAAAATTAGGTTTAAAGTCATTAAAAACCCTGGAATTTATGGTGCTTTTGATGAACATGAGATGATTATTGAGATAAGTAAAGAGTCTTGTGGTCATTTTAATACCATTTTTGCTACCCTCCTCCATGAAATGCTGCATCTTGCCTTGTATATTAGGGGTGATGAGGACTTTCATCTGCATGAAAAGAAGTTTCAAAGGTATCACGCCATCTACGCAGAGGTTTATAGCCTCGACCCCAAAGCAATTTAGTCTCGCATTTCCTTTTGTTTTTGCTATGCTACGTTATAGCTAGTTATAAATTCTATACAAACCCCGTAGCTTGTAATATTTACTCGTTTATTCCATACAAATCCCGTTTTTCTAATTTTTTTGTAGAAATTTTTTACACAAGCCCTTCATTTAAGTGACGGGGGGTGTTTCTATTATCAATTCTTAAAAACTCTATTACTATTCGCGTGTAGCTCAGTGTAGGGGATCGTGGATGGGACCCAAAAATAAAAAAGGGGGGTGGGGGTGCGCGTGGTTACCTACTCACTTTTCCATGAATTAAGCCCTATTTATTGACATTATGTCATTTTGGCGTATAATAGACGTTATCAGTTAGCAATTAAGCGAAGCTGATATTTTATAAACATATATAGGAGTATTATCATGTCACAATCAACAACAGCAACAACAGCAACAACAGCAACAAAAGAAATTGAATTATCATCATCACAAAAAAATGGTTTGAAAGTTATAGCTGATCTCATTCACACCTCAATTTTAAAGCGTGATGAAGTGCTACATTTAAGCGCAGATAAAATGGAAGAATTGCTTTTGAATGTAGATCGTAAACAATGGGAATTGCTTTTCAAAACATTAAAAGAAAATCTCATTAATTTATGTAAAATTGGTTCTGGCACTGCCAACAATTACGCCACCGAAATCAACGATATTTTAACGGCGCGTAACATTGTGAAGCCTTCTAGCGATAACATTAAGGCAAAACAAAAACAGGCGCGAAAAGAAGCCCTTGCAAAAGAATATCAGCACATAGCAAAAGAAAATCTTATTAAGCAATTAAGCGTTGAAAAAGACGTTAAGAAAATTGCTGAGATCACTAAGGTTATCGCTGATAAAGCAAAAGATGAAGCAAAGGTTAAAAAAGACGCTGATACTTTAGTGACAAGTGAAGCGAAAACAAAATGGAACACTTTTACAAAAAGCCTTTTTGAAGTGAAGCCTGATCTATGCGCCTTGATCATAGCTAACATTGATGAAATAGAAAAAATGGTAACCAATTCATGATATCGTGAATGAGTAACCAAGCTAACAATGCTTAAATTTTAAGCAGAGTGAATGAAGCCTAGCTAGAAATAGCTAGGCTTTTTTTTGTCCATTTTTTCTAGCATTGTTAGCCTCGTTAGTAACCACGGTCACGGTCATCAGTATC